CGTATAAGAGAGCGTTACAACTAGAGAAGCAATTTCTTATTCAAAATGGGCTGAAAGGTTTCTATCCTCCAAACATCTTCACCTTCATAGCAACAAATTTAACCGACATGAAAGATAAGTCAACCAAGGAACATACCGGGGTTGATGGTGGCCCCATCTCAACAAAAATCACAGTAGAGTTTGTCGATGCACCAAAGCGGGGCGACGATGACAGTCCAAACACCTAAACTCCTGAAATTTTTATGGGAGCCCCACCGCTATAAAGTAGCAAGGGGCGGGAGAGGATCTGCTAAGTCATGGACGTTTGCCCGTACCCTCCTAACCATGGGCATCCAACACCCTCTCCGCGTATTATGCACCAGGGAAATACAGCAATCAATTAAGCAGTCAGTCCATCAACTCCTTAAAGACCAGATTATTGCGCTTGATTATGGGCGATACTACGAGGTTAAAGAAACTGAAATTGTCGGCATAAATGGCACTCTCTTTAGTTTTGTCGGTCTCTCAAGCCTTACCGTAGACACCATCAAGAGTTTTGAGGGGTATGATATATGCTGGGTTGAGGAAGGCCAGGTAATCAGCAAGCGATCATGGGACATCCTCATACCCACAATCCGCAAGGCTGGCTCAGAGATTTGGATAAGCTACAACCCCGACCTCGAAACCGATGAGACCCACAAGCGGTTTACCCTCAACCCACCCCCCGATTGTGTCAATGTAGAGATTAACTGGAGGGATAATCCGTGGTTTAACGATGTGTTAGAGGCCGAGCGCGTCTATTGCCGCGACAACGACCCCGATAGTTATGATAATATTTGGGAGGGGAAGTGCCGGCCAGCCGTAGAGGGCGCTATCTATCACAAACAAATTCAGACCGTTGAGGCAGAAGGCCGGATCTGCAACGTGCCGTATGACCCTATACTATTAGTTCATGTTGTGCTGGATTTGGGATGGGACGATAGCCTTGCCACCGCATTAGTCCAGCGCCACACCTCAGAGATCAGGATAATTGAGTACATTGAGGCATCCCATACGGATTTGCCTACGCTGAGCCTTGAGCTTAAAACCCGCCCCTATAACTGGGGTCGGATATGGCTACCCCATGACGGATTTTCAAAGTCTCTTAATAGCGGAGGCCGTTCAAGCTACAATATTTTAGGTGATTTGGGCTGGGATTGCGTACCCCGTGAGGAAATCGTTGAGATGACTATCGAGGAAGGTATCAGACATACGAGGATGTTATTCCCGCGCATGTATTTTGATGAGCGTAAGTGTCATGCAGCACAATCACCTAAATTTGATGGATATGTTAGCCATACGCCGTTATCACACAGGCTTATTGAGTGTGTAAAGCGGTATCGTAGGCACGTCAACAGGCAGACCGACACCACAGCAGCACCACTCAAAGACATCCACGCACACGGCGCAGATTGTCTCAGATATGTAGCTTGCAACGCAGATAAGATGGATTCGAGCGGAGTCAGTAAACCATTACCACCTCTGCCAAAGATCGGCAGTACATACGGTTATACCATGAGGCCGGGGGTATTCAGATGAGCAAATGGATTCAAGTATTCCGAGGACGAGACAGGCGCAAAGATCAGGAACGCTGGGCATGTACTGGTTGCGGCTCTACCCATGAGGGCAGCCACAACGATTCACCCCCTAACGGCGTATGCACTTGTGCTGAGTGTCAGGGACATTACGGCAACAGCGAGTTATACCGGATCAACTACGACCTTATAAACTGGCATAAAACAGGGCAACCTAAACACTTGGAGCACCTATAATGGCAAAGCGGCAGCAGGACCCCGAACTAACCAAGATCGACCCCCAGGAGCTTGAGGAACGGACGGAGGCAGCAAAAGCCTACGCCATTGAGGACCCGGATAGTGTCGTTGATTATTGCCATGCCTGTATTCAGGAGTCGGAAAAAGCCACAACGGACACCCGCTACCTATGGGATGAGTGCTATAAAGCCTATCGCCACAAGATTGATTACAGTAATAAGCAGGACTGGCAATCTAAAATGACCACGGGCGACATGACCGCCACCGTCAAGCAGGCCAACGCCATTGTGCGCAAGGCATTCAGACAACCAGATTGGATGAGTGTAGAGCCCCAGGGCGAGGATGATGTATTCACAGCGCAGTTTTACCGCGATATGCTTGAGTTCTGGCTTAACCCGCAACATGCCAAGTTTGGCACACGCTTTAGTGATGGTTGCGAGCTTGGTTTTGCAATCGGACAATCCCATGAGATCATACCGCGCTGGCAGGACGGCATAGGGCTTGTTCTTGATCTTGTACCCCCCTGGCAGATATACCGAGACCCCGACGCTCAACCCCGCGACCCGTGGAGCGGCAACTATTGGGCGCACATGGAGTGGATGGACTTATGGCGAGTGCAGGCATTGGCAGGACAGGGTAAGTATACCCGAATTGAGGAAGTAACCGCCAATGAAGGTGTGTGGCCTGCAAGCGAGAATCAGGAAAAGAGGGCAAGGCGTAAGGGCCAGTATTACCAGCGCAACACTTATCGTCATGCTGTGAGGGTAGTCGAACAGTGGGGCGTTATTCTTGATAAGCAGGGCAATATGTTATTGCCGAACGCCCGATTTATGATAGCCGGCGATGTGCTTATTCTTGAGCCCGAGCCGTCACCCCTGGTAACTATCCCATGGCCGGGCGTATCCTTTTCACCTCTGCCCGATATGTTCACCTTTGACGGTCACGGCATCGTTGAGCCTTCATTGTGGCTTTGGCTGGCAACATGCAACCTTATGAATTTACACATTGATGATATGTCATGGCGCGTCAACCGCATGAGACAGGTAAACCGCTACAAACTTGAAGATCCAACCGACGTTGACTTATACCCAGGCAAACTCTGGCTCACATCCAAGGATGTTCAGGCAGGGGCAAAAGTCATTGAGGATATATTTGAGGCCGGGAACACCAACGAGATATTAGCCACCTTACAGCACTACGACGCAAGGCGGGAAAATTCATCTTTTGTTAATCAGTTTGTTGCAGGGCTCCCGGGACAGCGATCAAACATCACGAAGGGCGAAGTAGAGATTAAAACCGAACAGTCAATGGGTATTTTTGACAGTATAGGTGAGGACATAGAGGAAGGGGCAATCCATGTGCTTAAAGCCTGTATTGAAATGCTTGTCCTGAATTGGAGTGAGTACACCTATCCTGCAGTATCAAGGGTATTTCCCGAAGATCAGGCAGCCGCCATATTTTCACAATTCGCCCCGGAACAGCGAAAAGAGATGTTGCAGGCCAACTGTGACATTAAAGTGTCAGGCGTAACCGCACAAATCAAAAACAGCGACCTCATACCGAGACTGCAATTTATCATGGCAAAGGCAGAGGGCATGTGGGGTAAGTACGTTAAACCATACGAGTTATTTACTCAGGTCACTAACACCCTTGGATTCTATGACCCTGATTTTGCCGTCTCGCCCGAAGAAGCCATGATGATTGATGAGGCAGAGGCGCAGATGCAGGCCGAAGCAATAGCGGCACAAACGGCAGGGAAAGTAACACCGCTACCAGGTACAAAACCGATCCCAGGAGGTATGTAATGCCAGCAAAGAGTATAAAACAACGTCGATTAATGGCTATGGCGAAGTATGCGCCGGAGAAGATAAAGGGTAAAAACAAGGCTGTTCTGGACATGACAGGAAAACAACTCTCTGATTTTGCAGAAACGCCGGAGAAAGGATTGCCGAGGAAGAAAGGAAAGAAGTAAATGCAAGTAGACATCATGACCGGAAAGCCGGTAAACGCAACCGTTGAAGAAAAGAAAGCCCTTGAGCAAAAAAGGCTTGCAGAACAGGCAATCAGGGGACAGGAAGCAGAGGCAAAACTTGTCAGCGAGGAAGGCAACTTGTTTGTCGGTATTGTGCAGGAACACCTTACCCGACGCATTGACGAGCTTGTTTTGGCAGACGCGGAGGCGAGGGCATACATAGACATATTAACAGGTCTCGGCCATCAGGTTATTATCGGCAAGAAAGCAGCACAGAGACTTGTTGAATTAAGATTAGGGAAGGTTATTACATGAGCAATCAACAGACCCACACGGATACTCTGTTGAAATACAGGAAGGACTCAGGCCCGCAAGGATACCCTGGGATGGTGACACAATGGGTAAAGAGGTAACGACAGACATGCTGGAAGGGAAAGAGGACAATCTGACAAATCAGGACACGCAGGACGACCCCCATAAGGAAACGGTCGATTCTACCCTTGATAAGACAGGCGCGGAAGACGGTCACACACTGGACACAACCGACAAGACCGACAAGACCGACGAAAAGCCCCTGAAATATTCCAGCCATGAGGAAGCGGAGAAGGCTTACCGGGAAGCAGAGAAAAAACTCCATGAGTCTACGACAGAGGCGGCAAAATTAAAGAAAGTTGTTGACGATCTCACGAAGAAGATCGATGCCGCCAATGAGAAGACCGCAGACACAGGCCCGAAGAAATCGACATGGGAAGTGAAGCGGGAGAAGGTGTTAAAGGATACCATGACCGCCGCCAACGCGATACCGGCAGACGATCCCGAGTATAACACCAAAGTAGCTCAGATATGGATTGATGCTCAGATGCAGGTAAGCAAGATTGCCCTCGAAGAACAACGGGCAGCAGAGGAGGATCTGCAGCTAGTGCAGAAGTCAGTCTCAAAGGCGTTAAAAGATGTTGAGATTGATGGAGTGCCCGGCGTGGAAGACCTCTTTTGGGCGCAGGCGAAGAAGGCCGACCGCAACCTTTCTCTTGCAGACCAAATAAAATGGGCAGCAGGGGAAGTCAAAGCCCTTATCGACGGCATACGGGGTAAGGAACGTACCCGCATGAAAGAAGAAAAAGACACCAGGGACAACCTGAATGTGCTAGGCCGTGGTAACAGAATTACCACAAAGCCGGAGCCCGAAGGATCAAAGACCATAGGTGACGCACGTAAGGCGGTCCTTGAGAAACGAAAATTACGATCAACCGGATAGGAGGTATATCCAATGGCAGAATTTACTTGGACATACGACGCAACGAGCGGGGTCTATAAGAACCATCAGCTTTCCTCGAAGATGAGGGAGCAGAGTGTTGTAGAGTCCGTTTTCTCGGATTTTGTTAAAGTCGAGCCGGGTTTTGGAAGAAAGAAAGGCGAGTCAATTACGTTGGTTCGCTTTGACGCTCTTACCATCCCGACCAGCGCGGTACTGTCCGAAACAGACAGAATACCCGTTGATACATTTGCAATGTCAACCACCGCCATCACAGCATACGAGTACGGCCGGGCGGTGACATTCTCACATCTCTCACAGTTGCTTTCAAAATTTGACGTAGAGGACCCCATTCAGAAGGCTCTCCGGCGACAGATGACCAAGACCATTGATAGGCTCTATGCCACAACAATGAAAACGGTCTATCTGAAATATATACCGACCTCTTTAACGGGCGGCTCTTTTGACGAAGACGGCACAGCCAGCACATCGGCAACAGCCAACATTACCGTGGCCCACCTTGCGGCTATCCGTGACGCATTCTCGGATACCTACATCGTCGAGCCATACGAGGGCGGGGATTATATCGGCCTCATCAGTACAAAAGGACTGAGGGGTATCAAGAACGACCCGACCTTTGAGACCTGGAAGCAGTATCTCAGAGAGGGCGACGTACTCCACAACTCGGAAGTTGGCAAGATCGAATCAATCAGGTGCATTGAAGTGAAAGACACCACAAACCTTGCCAGCAATAAAGGTACTAGTTCCGTTCTCGGTGAGGCCCTTATCTTCGGCGACGATTTTACCGTTGCGATAGAAGCGGAAACGCCGGAACTGAGGATGCAAACAAACTTCGGCCAGGACTTTGGCAGGGTAAACGCCTGTGCCTGGTACGGAGTGCTTGGTTCGGGGCTTGTATGGTCAGCAACCGCGACAGCCGGCAAAGTTAAGGGCTGTCACGTGACAAGCTCATAGGAGGTGAGACAATGGCATATTCAAATCAGAGTAAAATTAACATCATATCGCCGCCCCAGGCTTCGACGGTGACGATGACAAGCGCGAAGAACACAACGGTCTATATGACCATCAACCAGCCGTGTATTATCACGTCAGTTGGTGTCATGATCTCCACGACCAGTGATTCAGACGCGGCAACCTGCACTGTGACAAGGCGGGTAACACTCGCCAGTGATACCAACGCGGTTGCAGTGGCAACAATCTACATTCCGATTGCCGCAACAGCAGGGAGCATTATCTATGACGATATCACCCCGCAGAACGCGAACGCAGGCGACCAGCTTAAATTCGTGTTCAGCAACCACGGCGGGTCCGTCGCATGGATTCCTTGGATCGAGGCTTACGGGCGCGAGGAAGTAAAAGCAAACAATTCTGATTTTGTGGCAAGCGTAGCAGTATAAACAACCAACCCGGAGGGGGTGAAATTCCCTCTCCGGCAAACCTCTATGAAGTAAAGGAGATGAACGATGGCAGATTTAGCCGCAACAGACGTAACTTTAACACGAAATGGACCGTACAAATTAGGAAAATTAAAATCTGATTTCGCCCTGTTTACTTTTGGGGATGGAGCAAAGACCTACCCCTATGGCGGGATACCCTTACCGGCAATCGGTAATTTTGGCCTGAAATATTCAGGCGATATGATAATTACCGGGGTAGACGAAGAAAACATCGTCTGGAAGTACGACGCGACAAACCATAAGCTCAAGGGATACAGAAAGGCTCCCGTTTATGTTTTTGAGGAAACGGTTACCTTGACGGCAGGCGTGGGGACTACTCGCTGGCCTATGGCATGGCCCATCTATGCAAGCAACGCAAACCAGGCAATAACCTTTCTTCCGGCTGGTATGGTCCCAGTCACAACCACAATGGCCGTTGACATGCACAGCGCAACCCCAGGAACGAGAGCAACCCTCACGACGCTTGAAGGAGATAGCTATTCAACGGTAACAATCACGTACATTACCCAGGCATGGGGCGAGGTCTTTGAAAACCTTGTCGAAGCGGAGGCCATGACAGCAGGGGCAACCACCACGAACGGGATCACCTTCACCGCAGGAACGCCCGATGTTGTCAGCTTTCTCACGGCAGCCCCGTTTCTCTGCGGCCTCATCGTGGGCTTGAACCTCAACGGAACAATATCAACTCCGAAACCGCTTCAAAAAGGGCAGACGGCAGCAGCCGGAGAGTACGCCCTTGATTGGACAAACACCAGCCCGGCAGCCACGACATTGAGTATACTCACCTCATTAAACTGGAACGCGGCAACGGCAAGTATGTATTTTACCTATATCAAAAAACCGGCAGCAGGCTTTCTCAATGCCCGGTTTGTCGAGGAGGATTCGGCGGCCTCAAGCTCTCAGGTTTATACGCACGCGGCAGCCGCCCTTGACGTTCCGCTTTTGTGGTCTACCCCTGGTTTTATGCCATCGGTAACGGTATCTACCACATCGGCAACATGGCCCATAGGCGGAACAGGTATGACCGTTGGATCAACCGCTCAGTGGCAGCCGACGAACAACTATATGCTTAACAGGTCGGTTGCAGCGAATACCTGGACATCGGGAACGGGCGCGGCAGCCAGCTTAACCGTGAAGCCGTCGTTTATATTCGGCATTCCCGAAGATATTGACAGTATCGTACCCCTTGAGATACCTGATGGACAGGTGCTCAGGAGCAGATCGGTACGCGCTATTGTGCTAGGGGCGTAACATAGCACCAAAGGGGGTGAAAAGCCCCCTCTATCCCATTTAAGGAGATTATATGCCAGTTACGACAGAACCAAAAAAAGAAATAGGATCGGTGAAAAACATTGGCGGCGTTATCATCACGTCACGACGATATTTCATTGACGGCGACACCAAGATATTTGAAACCGTTGACGGCCAGTTCGTTTTACCAAACGGCGAGCCCGTGAAGGATAAGGCGCTGTTTAATATTCTCCCTCCAAATCACAAGGAACGGGCGCTCAAATGGCACGCCGATACCTTTGAGCCAAAACAAGCAGCTAAGGTAAAGGAAACATAATGGCAGACGGCATCACCCTTGACGTTGATGGAGATATTGAAATTTCAATGGCTCCCGGTCACGTCACGGCCTTTGTTATCCGGTGCCCGAAGTGTATGAATATCTACACCCATGACCCGTTTTTTTATGGCAAGTGCCCTTTTTGCGGATACAAGGAGGCTCCCACCGAATGAGCGCATCACAGCGAACAACTTTAATTGCGGCTGGACGGAAGAAAGCGGGCAGACAGGCGCAGAGCCTTACCCTCACCACTGAGTTTGACGAGATCCTCCGCGACATGACTGAACGGTATCACATCTTACCAAAGTCAACCACCGGGACGACAACGGCAGATACCTCCTACCTTACCATGCCTACCGATTGGAGCGACCGGCGACAAATGATCGTTGATACAACGGAACTGACGTGGATTAACCCGGACGATTATCTGTTGTGGCTCAGAACGAACACCGACACCGCGTCAATCCCTGCATGGTACACCGTCGTACGGGAAGATAGTAAAGTCTACATGAAAAACAAGCCGTCAGGGGCATGGACATATTACCTCTACTATTGGGGCATCCATCCGGCAGCAACAGGCGATACCTATACACACTTGCTCGAAGATAAGTATGAAGAAGCAATTATAACGGGCCTGGCATGGAAGGCATGTGAGCTTATCCAGGAATTTGACAAGGGGCTTTACTGGAAGAAAGACTATGAGCTTATGCTAATAGAAAAGTCAGGCATGACGAAGCGGACAATAGCGCGGGTACGGTCTAACTTTTGGGGAACAATGAAATAATGGCTGATAAGTGGTCCTTACTTCTCAAGTTCGACAAGTCAGGGTTGGCAACGAAGCAGAACGGGGCCGACATCCCTGATAATATGCTACAAACAGCAGCCCATTGTGTCTTTGACAATGGTGTATTGGAAGTAGCCCCTGGAAGAACGGCAAAATACACGCAGCTTGAATCGGGCGCGTCCGTAGACGGTATTTTCCGGTCATGGGATAAGTCAGGCAATAGAGACACTTTAGTTGCGTGTAACGGGAAGCTCAAGTACGACAGTGGGGCAGCGTGGACTGACCTCTTAACCGGCCTTACGGCAGGGATTGACTATGACTTCAAGAACTGGAAAGACAGAACATTCATCATCAACGGAACAGACGATGCAAGAGAGTTTTTCCCACGAACCAACGCCATTCAGAAAGCAGGATTGGAACCGCCGAGATTCTATAAGAAGGTTGCGTACTTTGAGACTGACGAAACGATAAACACAGGGTCAGGGATAGAGGTAGATACCGTTACATTCAGACCGACAGAGAGGACAGGAAGCAACTCACGGTCATTAAAACTCACGGCAGCAGCATCGGCAACCACAGCAGGGTATGTAACATATTCCACTGCACAGAACTTTTCCATCTACCCCAATGGTGGAAGCGTAAGCGATAATGACTTTGTTTGTGTATCTATCTTCCACAGGACGAGGGCCTATGTCAGTTCGATAACCCTTGATTTCTATACTTCGTCAGGGAACTATTATCGGGCAACCATAGAAGCAGACGAACTTGACCCTATCATACAAAGAAACAACCAATGGACAGACATCAAGATACGGCGTTCTCGTTTTGTGGCGACAGGTTCTCCCAACTGGGCAAGCGTAGCCCGTTTCTATGCCAATCTCACGGCAGTAACAGGTGAAGCGGTTGTCAATATCGACAATGTTTATATTAAAAACTCACCTATCATAGCATCGTCTTACGGAAAGGACATTGATACCTTTGAAGGTGCATCGGGTGATTATACCGTTGCGAACTGTGCCGTTTCAAACAACATGGATTACCGGTATGTCAAGAAAGGGACAAAGAGCCTAAAGTTTGTCCGGTCAGGGGCAACAGCAACCTTTTATAAAACAGTATCCTTAAACCTTGCCTATCATGTTGATGGTGTAGCATCTCCTACCAGTGATGAAATAACGATATGGGTTTACGGGGCCACCACAAACTTAACGAGTATAGCGATTACTCTTTATTCTGATACTGCAACACCAAAGCATTTCTCCCATTCTGTTGCACCAGGAGAACATGGACTACGGGCTTCGTCTTCGGGGGTCTGGTCACAAATAGCAATCGCAAAAAGTCTCTTTGTAGATACAGGTACAGCAGATTGGAGCGCGATTGTCAGGGCAATGATAACCGTAGTTACCTCCGGTGCATGCACTCTTTACTTTGACGATTTCAAACTTGATGAAAAAGCCCTTGAATTATCCATCCTTACCATGTCAACAACAGAGGGCTGGACATGGAGCAACACCGGAAGTTATAACACGAACCAAAAGTACAGGGTTGAAGGTGCCTCGTCTGTTTATATTAAATGCCCTGCCAAGAAAAGTTATTCAACACAGGCAAGCATAGCAGTTGATTTAACCGAGTTTGATACAGGCGAGACATCCTCAAATGATGACCTTATCTGCTTCTGGATGATGTGGGATCACTTTAAGACTATTCAGAAAATAGAAGTCTATTTTGACATCAACGATGGCGATTTTGGAGATGCTTATTTTTATGAGATAACCCCTGAATATCTTGTGTCTGCCCTTGCTATGAACGGGAAACCAAATAGCAAGATGAATAGCCAGAAGATAGACATGGAGATACCGAAGGCCGATTTTACCAGGATAGGTGTAGAGGTAAAGGATTGGAGTGATGTTGCAACAGTTAAGTTTCTCGTCTACGGAGCATCCTCTGGAAGTGCCGTAACCGTCTATTTTGATGACCTCCACATGAGGCGTAAGACAGGATTAACAGGTATCTATCAGTTTGCTACTGCTTTTGTAAATTCCAACAACGAACCATCTGCATTATCAGAATGGAGTGATCAGGTTGAATTATCAGGTTCACGGGCGGTATTGAGCCTCATTCCTGTATCGCAGGACACCAACGTAATAGGAAGGTGGATATTCAGAAAGGGCGGTTCATTAGGGGATGATGCAAGGCTTGATGAAACGATATGGGATAATACCACGACAACCTATTATTGCGGTATTGAGGACTACGAAACAGGCATATTAGCATCCGATGTTTCTATTCCGCAAGGTACGATACGATTCCCTTCGATAACCAAGTTTGGGCCGGTTTATAAGGACAGGCTTACAGGGTTTGGCGATAGCGAGCATCCCGAATACCTCTACTTCTCTAATACTGGTTTTTGGTACGCATGGAGCGAGCTACAGGCCTGGAAATTTGACAGCAAGGTTTTGGACGCATGGGTTGATGACGACGTTCTCTTTGTCAACACCCACCTCGGTATAAGGCGAATCAGGGTAGATTTAGGTGAATTAACAGCAGATGATATTGAGGAAATAGGCGTTGTCAAACACTCTATGGGTGCATGGGCTTCATGTCCGGTTGAAGGAATGAGGGCTTTTGTATCCTATGATGGAGTGTATCTGATGAATGGCTCTCAAGTACAGGGGCCGATCAGTGATCTCATAGAGAATAAATTCACAGGAGGGACATACACTCTTGCAAGCACAAAAGCGATTTACCGGAACAAACACCTTTATCTATCCATGCTGGCAACGGCAACACGAAGCCTCTTGGACTGTTCTTTTCCCGGCCATCAGTGGAGGACATCAGACTATGCTATTCGATGTTTCTGCATCTTTGACGGCCCCGGGGATACCCAACAGCTTTACGGAGGCACGACAGACGGCTACATTTACCAGCTTGATACCGGCTATGCCTCTACGCTGGCAGTAACGACAAAAGATTATCAGGCCGTTTCTGCAAACCCCTTTGAAGAAGTGGTATTGACAGAGATATGGGTAAAGGCCAAGAGCGCCGAAGCAAGCGCGGGAGCAGTCACCATTCAATTCAGGATTGACCAGACGTTGAACACAACCATAACCAAGACCTTTCCCTCGACCGGACACATTGCGAACGTCTACACCACGTATTTTGAGCAGCTTATGGGAATAAACGACTACCTCAAGGGGAGCAAGATCGGGATGACCATAGCTCCGTCCGTGGCAGGGAAACATTTAGCTATTGAGGCTATTTTACTCAAAGGCGAGATCGCAAAACTGCCAAAAATATTAGAGG